TTGTCCAATTGACACCTTCATCATAACTTACTTGATATTCTTCTAATGTATATTTGTCATATCCAACACAAGTTGTAGCGGTTGCTAATGTTCTATACTGTGGTTCTACTGGTGACTTAAACACCTTGTAATAGCATACAGCATTATTACGATAGACCTTGATGATATTGTCATCACCAAAGTTCCAATCATTTATTGTGTTTAAATTATATTTAATCATAATTTATAGTTTATTTTTAAATTATGGTATTGCTTGGATTCTTGAAGCATATGCGCTCCATCCACTTGCTGATTTATATGCGCTAACCGATGCTGCTGGAACATATATTGGACAATTGTTGGTATTTTCCAAAGCATTTGTGTTCCACAAAGCAACTATTCCATTTTCTCTTAATATCTTAATGTATTGAAGAGAAGTACATCCACTGAATACGCCAGCATCTATTGCTGTAGTTCCAGATGGAATGGTGATATTTTTAAGTTTGTTACACCCTTGGAAAGCATTACCACCAATATAAGAACTATAATATTCTGGAAATGTAACAGCCGTTAAACTTGTACACCCTCTAAAAGATTCACTAGAACAAAAGAAGACATTGTTTGACATAATAACTTTTTGTATATGTGTGAAGTTTTTAAAAGCACCATTAAATATTCTGCCAAAACAATCCCCTAATTCTAATCTATATGTTGTCGAAGCATATGATTGGGTTTCAGCACTTGTTAGATTAATCCCACTACTAGCTGAACTTCTTGGTATTTCAGTTAATAAAGTTCCATTAGAACTATACAATCTTGCTTTATAATTAATTGTTTCTTGACAATTTGGTTCATATGTTGTAATTATATTGCTTAAACCATTCCAGCCTTTTGAAATTCTATATGAATGAACACTATTACAAGGAACTTTAATTTCAGTTACATGTTGTGGTAATGTTGAACCTCCATCAACATACAAAGGTGGAACTATAGTTGTTATTGTTAATGCTGATAAATTATCATACAAATCATATGTACCAAATATGCTAGTATTAAAACTTGTAATACAATTTCCAAGCCATATATCAGTTGCTCCACTTACAACATCGTTGTTTTTAACTTCGCCATTATTATATCCACATCCCATTATAGTAACTTCTCCATTGGAATTGAATGACTTAATCATAAGTTCTGAATCTTGTGCTGTAACCCATTCTTCATTACTACTATACTTATATGCTTGACCATTTGTGTAACAATACTGGCCAACACCAACTGTAGGGCAAGAAACAGCCTCCATATCAGCAATGCTTGAATATGTCAAAGCTGAAGAAGGTGCTGTCTTTGCAGAATATTCTACACTTGCTTGCTTTGAACCTACAATAAGATGTATTGGTGTACTTCTCCAATATTGTATTTGTTGTATTACAACAGAGTCAATATCTGGTAATTCATAATAATAATATGTTGTATCACTTGTAACTGTACCGTTTTTAGTTCCATTTCCCATATACCTATATCTAGTAGTACTAATGGTTAATCTTCCTCCATCTTGTGCCCTAATAGTTAAATCAAGCCGCCCACCAAGTTCTTCAATATCTGCTGTTGGAATTTTGAATGTTGTTGATAGTTCAACACCTTCATATTCATATTGGTTTTCATTAGTTATTTCATATGTGGTTGAAGCATCTTCATATGTTCCAACAACGCTCCATGAGCCTCCACTGTATTGGTATTCAGTTGTTCCAACAACAGCTAGTTTTCCATCATATGTTGTAGCTGAAGATATATTTTCAACAACATCATATACACCATACTCTTCATACTGGCTTAAATTGTTCTTCATATACCATTTTACATCACTCCAGCTATAGACTGAATCATATGTGGTTGAAGCATATTGAGAAATTGGTTGTGGAATGATTTCATAACAAGAACTTACTGGTGTTGGTGGTGTACTTTGTGGATACAACTTAACGTTACCTAAGTAAATCTGAACTGAATCAGAATTACCTAGGTAAAATTTATCAATTGTCAAACCTCCTATATTTATTTGGCTCATATATTATCCGTTAATGACGTACAAAGTATTAGCGTCCTTGGTAGCAAGGGCATCATAAGCACTCTGTGTTATTTTCTGTAATTTTAAACCTCCTAACTGGTCATACACTGCCTTTGCTGATGGAACTTGTGAATCTGTTGAAGAACTTGTTACAGATGTGGTGATTGCTGATGTTTCAACAACTGAAATGCTTAATGCTTGTGTTCTTAATGCACTATTGCCATTAATTGTAAGTGGCTTTAGAGTTATTTTGTTTCTATTAGAACTAGTTCCATAATAATAATTAAACTCAATATTTGAATAATTTTGTCCAACAGTTGTAACATCGCCTCTTAATAACATTTGGGTGCCATCTGCTAAACTATTATGGCTAGCCCCACTAACACTGATAACATCATTAGTTATGTCAATGCCAGCACCAGCGGTATATGATGAACCACCACCTCCTCCACCAGTAGCAGATATGACATTTCCGCTGATTGTGATGTTATCACCAGCAACCAAGGTATTTTGCTTTGCATTTAATGCCGTTGAAATCTGTGTTGCACCACTTGTTTGTGACTTTGTGTAATAGTTCGCTAAATCGCCACCTTCTGCATCAGTTATGATGTAGAAGGTATTTGGGTCAACAGTTCCACCAGTCACCAAAGCATCGTACTGTGCTTGTGTAAGCTCAACAGTTTTTGACGCATTTGGGTCTTGTATGTCATAAGTCTGACCACTTAATTTTATTTTATTAATGTTTGCCATATTAAATACGTATTTATTTAAAATAAACATATTAAATGAAAAAGGATGAGGCATTTGCATTACCTCATCCTCTGATTGTATTAAAAGAAATATGTATTGCTTACGCAAAGTCAAAGATTAGTGTTTCAGCATCATTACCAGTTCCGACATGAGCTGTCATCAATGCGATATTACCGCTTCCAAGAACGCTCTGTGCTCCAACAGTCTTGATATTCGTTCCTGATACTAAGGTATCTTGCTTGGTGCTTGTTGCTGCTGTGATTGCATTATCAACCTCAGTCTTGGTGTAGGTCGTTGCTGTATCAGCCTTGTTAGCAAGCAAATTATCAGTTGCAGTCTTGTCGTAGTAAAGAGTTGGGTCGAATCTTCCACCCTCTGCTACCTTCTGGTCAATCGTTGCCTTGTCATAGGTATAAGCAGAAATTGCACTGTCAGTCTGAGCCTTTGTGTAATAGTTGCTTGCATCAAAGACTTGAGAGATAGGAATGTTGATGTCTTGTTTACCAGCATCAGTGTTGAAACTGATAACCAAACACTTAACACTCTCTCCTTCAATTGTAACATCCTTTATCTCAACATTCTGCACCATACCGTCAACGATGAACGGTGAAGCATCAATGTAGGATAGAACAGAACCAGTTGAAGTGTTCTTAAAGTTAATCCTATGAGTTGTTGAGTCATATTCAGAATATCCGAATAAACCCTCAACGTCTGCTGCGTCAAGTTTAGCATTCCAAGCAGCCTTGTCAGCAATGGTCACATGAATGTCCGTATTTGCTGTATGTGCTGTAAGAGTTGCATTAATTGGATTTGTAACAGCGGTTATTGCAGCATTCACTTGTGAAGCATTCTGATAACCAGCTTCCTCAATGGTCTGAGCCAATGCAGAAGTTGCTGCCGTAATCTGTGAATCAGTCTGGGCAGTTGTGTAATAGTTGCTCAAGTCATGTATTGCGGTTTCATCAACTATCGTATAAGTAGTTCCGCTTAATCTGAGTTTTGAAATATTAGCCATGTTAATAATATATTATTAAATTGTTATGTTTTGATTATTTAGAGTTAATGTATCGCCATCAACCTTTGCATAGTTTGCAACCATTCCGTTTGCCTCAAGCTTTGTAAGGTACGCTGTAAGCAATGAATTGGTCTCATCCTTTGTATATGTGTTCAATATCCTTTGGGTATTCTGCCTTACTTGCTGTGCAAGCTCGTTGACCTCAGACTTATCAGCCTTGTCTTTAATCGACCTATCAATTTGGCTTTGAACTTGTTCTGGCGTCATACCACTAACACCTTCAATCAGCTCTTCTGTCTGCTGACGAGTTAGATAGTAGTCGGCATTAGCTAGCACAACAGTATTATCACAATACTCCCATTTTCTCATATCACAATCTGGGTATATCATAATATTATATTTATTTTAAACATATTATTATTAGTTATGAATGTATAATGCTAGCATAATCACTCCAACCTTTTGCTTGCTTATATGTCTCAACTGCTGAAGCTGGTACTGTTATGCTATTAAGTTGGGTGTTGTCAAAAACCATAAGTCCTAGATTCGGAGGTGTTGTGCCACCCATTCTGACTGACAATAATCCAGAGTCGGCAAAAGCTAACACATTAATGTTAGTAACACTACTTGGAATAAAAATTTCATGCATTTTACTGCAATGTCTGAAAGACTCAGCTCCAATCGTCTTAACTGTGTTGCATAGTAAGACCTCTCTTAGTTCACTACATCTATCGAAAGCATTAGCTCCGATGTCCACTTGTGTTTCACAGTTCTGGACATTTACATAATTTAGTGATGTGCTTCCACTTATAAAACCTTTTCCGATAAAAGTTGTGTTTTTATTAATAGTGACTGTAACAATGTTGTTTTTGTCTCTGTAGTAGCTCTGATAGTTATAAATCACTTGGCCATCACAATATCTTGCAACATAATTATCATAATCACTTGTCAATGCTGATGTGTTGTTTCCTTTCAAAATATATGCAGTATCACCGTTTTCATAATCGAATTTGACCTTCCAAAGGTCATTAGGCATTGGGTCACTACAATCTGGCGTAGTGTCAGCACTATACACTAGCTCACCACCACATGCATAAGCCTTTGTGATGGTGTAGCCACTGTATTTTATCTTTTTTATATCGTTGTTACAAAAAACTATCTTACTCATGGATTAAATATAATGTTTCTGGGTCATAAGTCCCCAATGAGTTATAAGCTGCTTGTGTGCCGCACCAGATTTTGCTCTTCAATAAATAGTTATTAAGTGTTGAGCTATCAACTTTGTTATTCCAAGTGCTTTTTTCAGATGCTGTGACATGAACTGTAGTCGATGCTGTATGGGCACTGAACTGAGACAATGTAGGTACTTTAATATCAGTGACAACAGAGCTGCTTTCAACAATACCGTTACCGTTAATCGTTGAGAAGTAAATGGTGTTTCTTATGTTACCGTTCTTGTCCACTTTGATTGACCTTGAATCATTTCTTGTGACACCACTTACATAAGTATCTATTTCACCTCCGCCACCTTCAGCACTGATGACATTATCTTGGATTGAAATGCCACTTCCAGCAGTTAATGCATCTTGTTTTCCATCCCAATATATTTTATCACCTGCTGTTACATGAACAGTCGTATTGGCTGTATGTGCTGTTAATGCACCATTTACAACCTCTGTTGCAGTTGATATTTTTGTATTGACCTCTGCTTTTGTATCATAGTTTGAAAGGTCAGTTGGTGTATATGCTGTTACATCTAGTTTTTCATCAAGCAAGGCATTTGTTTGGGTTTTGTTGTAATACTGTGTTGGGTCAAATGAGCCACCACCAGCAACCTTTTCATCAATGGTTTCCTTGTCATAAGTGTATCCGCTTACATACTCTTTCGTAGCATAATCAGAGAGGTCAACACCAGTAATGTAATGCTGATTTTGAACCCATTGCTGAGTTGCATAACCTTCTAATGATTGGTGTTCTGTCAAGTATGGAACATCATTCACAAAGGCTGAAACATTTGTCGGAACTGTTGGTATTTCACTCTTCTTTGCATACTCTGACAAATCGATGTCCGTTATTGCAGACTCGATTTTTTCATCTACTTCTTCTGGAGTTATGCAGCAGCCGCTAGTAACAATGTCTTCTAGTTTCTCATCAATTTCAGACTTAGTGTAGTAAGCATTAGGATTTGCTAATGCTGGTACAACACACCCCATCGAAATGTTATAGCAGTTTGTTTTATTATCATTGCAATTGCAAGCCATAATTATATTTTGTTTAATCGATTATTTTAATTAAACATATGAAAAAAGATGGAGTCTTTGAAACTCCATCTTTTGAAATTAAGAATTAGGTATCGCTTGTATTCTATTCTTATATGATTCATTTCTACCCCAATATGATTTGTATGCTTCCAGACTTTCTGATGGAACATAAATTGGACAATTATTTGTATTATCGAATGGAATACTTCCTATCTCTGGTGGTGTAGTTGCATAACATGTTATGCTTGTAAGACTAGTACAGTAATAGAAAGCATAAGAACCGATGCTTGTAACACCACTTGGAATGGTTACACTTGTTAAACTACTACAACTTCTGAAAGCATAATTACCAATACTTGTAACTCCACTACCTATTGTCACACTTGTAAGACTAGTACAATAAGTGAAAGCACTATTACCAATACTTTCACAACCCACTGTTAGGTTTGCAAGAGCAGTACATCCACTGAAAACACTATTACCAAAACTTGTAACACCAGTTCCAATTGATACACTTGTTAAACCGCTACAATTTCGGAAAGCACTAGTACCAATGCTTGTAACATTATCTGGTATTGTTACACTTGAAAGACTATGACAACCATAGAAAGCACTAATACTAATATTTGTAACACCACTACCTATTGTTACACTTGAAAGGCTAGTACAATAAGTGAAAGCACTTTGACCAATACTTCTTACACCATCACCAATTATACAACTTGTAAGACCGCTACAATATTCGAAAGCAATATCACTAATGTTTGCATTTGGTATTTCTATACTTGTAAGACCACTACATTTATAGAAAGCACTTTTGCCAATACTTGCAACACTACTTGGAATGTTTATACTTGTAAGGCTTGTACAACCACTGAAAGCACTTTGACCAATACTTGTAACACTATCTGGTATTATAATGCTTGGAAGACTACTACAATCTTGGAAAGCATAAGTATCAATACTTGTAACGCCACTTGGTATATCTATACTTGTAAGACCACTACATTTATTGAAAGCATAAGAACCGATGCTTGTAACTCCACTACCTATTGTCACACTTGTAAGACTACTACACCTACTGAAAGTGCTATAACCAATACTTGTAACACTATCTGGTATTATAATGCTTGGAAGACTACTGCAATAATTGAAAGCACCACCACCAATGCTTGTAACGCCACTTGGAATATTTATACTTGTAAGACTACTACAATAACCGAAAGCATAACCACCAATACTTGTAACACTGTCAGGTATATCTACACTTGTAAGACCACTACAATTATTGAAAGCCTCATTGCCAATACTTGTAACACAATCTCCAATTTCAACAGATGTCATAGATGAAATAGGATAGGTACTTGCTCTAGTATTACCACTAGTTAATGTAGACACTCCATCACACTCCATTCTGTATTCTTCTGACACACCATATTTTGCATAGTATTTGTCACTTGTATATGGGCATTCTGGTTTTTTAAATATTCTATCAGCGTAGTAAGTCCAATTTCCAGTAGTTTTGTACACTTGTATTGATTCACATGGTACGTATATTGGACAACTGGAATTGTAGAACGTATAATAGCCTACAGACGGAGGAGTTGCAGCATCAATAGTAATGCTTGTTAAACCACTACAACTATAGAAAGCATAATCGCCTAGACTTGTAACACCACTTGGTATTTCTATGCTTGTAAGGCTTCTACAACCATTAAAAGTATACGTACCAATGCTTGTAACACCACTTGGTATATCTATACTTGTAAGGCTACTACAACCATAGAAAGCACTACCACTAATAGTTGTAACACCACTACCTATAGTGCAACTTGTAAGACTACTACAATTATAGAAAGCACCATAACCAATGTTTGTAACACCATTGCCTATTGTCGCACTTGTAAGACTAGTACAACCACTGAAAGCATACATACCAATACTTGTAACACTATTTGGTATAACAATGCTTGACAAGCTGCTACAACCACTGAAAGCATATTCACCAATACTTGTTAACTGAGAGTTTTGAGAAAATGTACAAGTTGTAAGTCCACTACAACCATTTAAAGCTTTACCAATGCTTGTAACACCACTACCGATTGTTACGCTCGTAAGACTACCACAACCATTGAAAATATAATCACCTATGCTTGTAACACTATCTGGTATAACTATACTTGTAAGACCACTACAATATTGGAAAGCATAATTATCAATACTTGTAACACTATTTGGTATATTTATACTTGTAAGAGCACTACAACTATCGAAAGCCCAAGCACCGATGCTTGTAACACCACTACCTATAGTACAACTTGTAAGACTAGTACATTGAGAGAAAGAACTATAGTCTATTGATGTAACATTGTTTGTTATTGTAAGTGCTTTTAATTCATCTTTATTATTTCCGTTGAACTTAAAAATTAAATTATTAATAGTTGATGAAGTATACCACATATTATATTGGGTATTTGCCGTTGTTGTTACTTGTGCTACAACAACTTCTGGACTCTGAAACGGTATTATAGTTTTACTCCAAACTAAAACACCGTCTTCATAATAATTTTTTCTAATTGCTCTATAAGTTGCCATTATATTTCATATTTTACTTCAAAATAACCATATTTGGTTGAATTTGTAATTGTATAAGTAGTTATAACTTCTGGGCATAGTTCTATAAAAACTGTTCCATCTATTTGTCCACCGAAAGTATCACCGCACATACTCCTAACACTTATTGAGCCATAAGTTCCAACAGAAGTGACACTCATTCTGCTGTACCCCCTAATTTCTGTACCTCCTCCAGTGGCTGACCCAACGAAATGTAACGGTTTATTCGTAGTGTCTATTTCAACTTCTATTTCTTCTTCTACTTCCCCATCTACACAAGGAACGTTTTCATATTTTCCTCTTACTCTTTCTCCTGTGTCATGCCAAGTTAATCCGCCATCTATAGAGTATTCTTTTTTAAAAATTTTATAAGTATATTTCATATTGTACAAATTTATATATTATTAGGCATTGCTTCTATTCTATCTGCGAGTAGTCTCCAATATTCACTTGCTGTTTTATAAGCATTAACCGATTGTGCTGGAACATATATTTTCAAACTATCACTATTTCTAGTAAATGTAAATAAATTAATTGTTGGAGGAACAACTGCTTTTATAAATACATTTTTCAATGCACCACAATAGTTGAAAGCTTCATTACCAATTCTTTTAATATTGCTACCTATATATATTGTTTCTAATCCAGAGTTATAAAAAGCACAATTATCAATATTTTCAACACTGTCTGGAACATATAATTCTTTCATCTTAGTATTCCAAGCTAATGCATACTCACCTATTGCAACTAAACTATTCGGTAATGGAAACTCGTCTAATAATTTAAAACTAGACAAACCAATGAAGGTTATTCCAGTAATGTCATCATTTAAGCAATATCCTTTGCAAGTGTTACGTATATTTGTATCATTTTGACTATATCCTGCATCTTTAGTATATGGGAGGTTTTTAGTTCTCCAAGTTGTATACCTATAATCAGATGGAACATCAAACACAGATTTAACATTTGGTGTTACACAACATCCTATTTCTCCTGTCTCTTCAGTTTCAACAAATCTATATATCGTCTCTCCATAACCACAATCCTCAGAGTTAGCTTCAATCAATTGTCCTACACCATAAACTGCTGGAGTAACTGCTGACCAAGAAAAGCCATTATCATATGAAGCGTATTTTTGTGTTTTTTGATATTTATTTACTCCTACACACTCATAATCATTTTCAAGAACCACCCATTTATAGATTGGCTCTACGTATCCACAATCAGTTGAAGCTGATTCAATCAATTCTCCAGCTCTTGTTTGTTGTGGAACAACATTCTGCCATGTAGAACCTCCATCATAGCTTACTTGGTAATATTCCTTGGTATACTTTGATGTTCCACTGCATATGTATTCGCTAGCTGCAACAACCCATCTATATTGAGTTGAACAGCCACAGTATTCAGAACCTTGCTCAATTACATCACCAATTCCATACTCTGCTGGAGATACAGCACTCCAAGTTGTGCCTCCATCATAACTGACATATTTCTGAGTTTTCTGGTACTTTGTGCAACCGCTGCAAGTGTATTCACCAATTACATTTTCCCATTTATAAACTACTGAATATCCACAATCTTCAGAATCCTCTTGGTATAAAGCACCTTTTCTGTATTCACTCAGTGGTTGCCAAGTGTTTCCGTTATCATAGCTAACATATCTCTGCTGCTTGTAATACTTGGTAGTTCCTTCACAAATATAATCTGTATTGATATTCATGTTTTCCCACTTATATATTGGCTCAACTGGAGGTATATATCCACAGTCAGCACTTTGTTCTTCAGCTACAACTGGTGTCATCGTACCATCAGCATTATATGAATATGTGGTAGGAACTACATCAACCCAAGCATCAGAGCTTCCACTGATTCTTTGCTGCTTTTTATATAAATAATATTTTGTGTATTGACTCATATCTAATTTCTTTAATCTTCACCACATTGGGTTTCATTAGTTAATATCCAACGGTATTCATAAACTATTGGTGGTGTGTAGCCGCATTGACTTGAATTTGCTTCAATCAATGCGCCGTATCTGTAAACCTCTGTTGGAGTCCAAGTATTACCATCGTTTGAAACATACTTCCTTTCCCAATTGTAAAGGTCAAAGCCATTGCACTGTGTTCCTTCAATTCGCCATTCATAATATGTGTCACCAGATGGTGGAACATAACCGCAATCTTCAGAATCATGCTCAATAACTACACCCTTTTTAGTTGTTTCAGTTGCAATCCAAGTCTGGCCACCATCAGACGAAATGTACAATCTCATCATTTCATACTTGGTTGTGTTGTCACATATATAATTGCTAGTGTCAACTCTCCATTCTTCAAGGGTACTGCCGCTACATTCTGCTGGTGAGTCTGGTGTTTCATTGCCTCTGCGCTTATTTCCAGTGTTAATCCAATCACTGTCAGTTGATGACTTGACTTGTTCAACTTGAACAACATATTTTCTTCCTAAATAGCAAACGGTTTCTTCAGTGTCAATCCATCTTTTAGAGCTTCCACCACAATCTGCACTCTGAATACAATTTGTAGTTCTGACAACAGTTGTCCAAGTGTTTATATCACCACTGGTAGTGCCACTGTACATTCTTTCGACATCACACTTAAGCTTGCCAAGGCAAGTTGTACCTTCTTTCACCCATTTTGTATATGCATTAGCTTGGATTATTTTTACTTCACTTTCATTGTCATCACATAATGTTGCAACTAATGTAAACGTCCTTTCACTGTCTGTGTTGTTTTGTGGAACATACACCTTTATATAAGTGTCAAAAATCTGTATGTTGGTCAATGCACTAGTGGTTTCTAGAACACTGTCAATGCAACATTCGGTTGGTATTGTAACATACTGTCCAATTGGGCTAATATTAATTTCATCACCACCATAGAAGCATCCATCACCCTTACCAATCACAACACTATAAGTCTGTGCTGTAGAACAGTAGTTGATGGTGAATGATGTGGTAACAGTTTCTGCTGACTGAGGTCTGAAATTGCACATTTCAACAGTATAATTTGTGTTAGCTTCACCACTTGTCGGAGTGAATGTAAGATATGATGCATTATTAGTAATAGACCAGTCAGAATCAGCCCTTACAGAGAATCTTATACATTGCCCTCCAAACATCTTGACAGTTGATGGCAAGCTTGTGCTTAATGTACATCCACTTGCCTTACATTGCGGCTGATAGAACGTCACAACTTCATCAAATGTGCCGATAAGTGCATCGCCAAGAAAAGCGAAACTCTCTTTATAGCCTTCAAGACATTTATAGTGACCAGTAGGATTTCCAAGTACATCAAACTCTTCTTGCAGCAAGTATTTTGCATAGCCATCACTTACACATTCCCAAGCATCATATTTGGTTGTGTAGTTATACACTCTATCGTCATTTGGGGATATTGTACCACCAGTGATGAATGTAAACAAGTCACCGTTATCATGCATATCGACAAGTCTAATCTCGATATGGTCTGGTGTCATTTCCCCATCGCTTTTAACAGTGTATGATGGCTGTAGACCGAAACCAAAACCACATAGGACATATTCACCCTTTGTGGTTGTGATGATTGCAGCATAAAGATTATCTTGGAATTCTAGAAGATTGTAATGCCAAGATGATTTGTAATCGTCAAACTTAATGTTAAATTGGACTGAATGACTTACATTGTCACCATCAAACTGCTCTTGGAATATTGCTGATTTTTTGTCATATATGACTTCTTTAAAACCAGAGTTTGTATAGTACACATTTTTTCCACTGTGACTTGAAAACATCTTTTCATTTAAGAACAACCTATCAATTCCATTCAAAAGATAACCATTGCAATGATATGGTCTGCCTTGGTTTATATTGTGAATCCTTAAAGTCGGATGATTACTTACAGTAGAAAGTGTAAAATCAGTATGATTGTCTTGATAGCCAAGTGTGTAAGTATATGTTATTTTGCAAGGGAACAGTGGATTGACTAACCAATATTCATTGTCAACGCTTTTCACAATCACATAATAACAACCTTGGAAATCATTATGGTTAACATAGCCATTGACACTGAATTTCAATGTGTGCGTAAACTCATATCGCTCATCTAGAGTGTCGGTATCTTCCAGTGATATGTTGTAGCAATTAAAATATATTGGCTCATACTCGATGTTTTCAACACAAGCATAGCCATTGTCTATTTTAATATTTCTCAAAGCTGCTTCTGGAATCAAATACACCACATTGTCTAGCTTGTCAATTCTGTATGTACATTCAAACGGATTGTAATTTGATACACTCATTTTATTATATTTTATATAAACATACAAAAAGGACGTTGAAGATTAATCCAACGTCCTTTTATTTAATCAAAAGAGAATTCAAATTTACTCAAATTTAGCTAATAACAGCAGCCTTAATCTGTCCAACAGCTTCGTCTGTCAAAGGCATAGGAGACTCTGCGATATTGCCGCTTAGAACAATCTGAAGACCATTGTTATCAGAACCACCAGCAAGGGTTGCGGTCTCAGCCTCAAGAGGTGAGATACGTCCAAAACCGAGGTAATTACCGTCAGCGGTCTTTACTACAACAAAGTAGCGACCTAGTGAAAGAGCATCAAGTGCACCATGCATACAGCCGTTATAAGTACCAGTTACATTAAAGGTAATGCTAGCGTTACGATAACGAGCACCGCTGTCCTCAACAACAAGAGTATCTTCGAAAGAAGCACTGTTCTTAGCTGGTTCAACCTTTGCAACCGTTGCACCACTAGCTAAAGTGATACCAGAGATTTCTCTGCAACCATCTTCCGTTTCTACTTCTGGAGCTAAAGCTGTTTCAGTTAAATCTTCGTAATTGACAAGATACAACTCAACAATCTCTGGAAGTGAATAACCGCACTGATTTGCTCTAGTAAGATTAGTATTTAATTTACAAATAGCCATAATATTATGTTATTTACTTATTATTATTTTTATCTTTTTTTTTTAGGTTGGTGAGCCGTATTGCCCACCAACCGCTTAAGTCATGTGTGTATATATATTGAGACAAATGTGATTAATGCATATATACAAATCCTTCTGGGAAGATTATACCAACAGCGATATTAGAAATTGCTAAAACTCTGAAAGCATTGTCACCAGTAGTCTCTCTCATGTCGATAAGCTTATACTCAAGATGACTGTCCAGAGTGTCATAGCCTAATACCAAGTTCCTTGGGTCTCCAACTATGATAGTGTTTCTAGACTGCATCGTTGAAATCACTGGAATACCAAAGATTATCACACCACCGTCTGGTCCCATTGCATAGTTGCTGAAGATTGACTGACTATTTGGGCAACACAACTTGCCAAGAGCCATTTTCAATACTTGAACGTCTGCATAGTTCATCAAAACCTTGAGATTGTCAGTTGCATACTCGCCATTAGCTGCAAGAGTCATTGCGCTAGAAATAGCAGTCTCAACTTGACCAAGGATGTTGTCTACGGTAAATGCAGAAGTAGCACCAGTCGTTACACCACTGTTTGCGCCAAGCTGCTTCTCAACACCATCAACAGCCTTAAGATAAATCTTGGTTGAAGCAGTGCGAGCAGTGTCACCTTGCCAGAAAATCTCTTGGTACTCTCTAGCCATCTTCTCTCTTAACTTGCCGAAATACCACTCACCAAAAGTCTGAGGAATTCCACCTCTCAAACTGATTTCAGTCTCCTCTACGAGGAAAGTGTTCCAGAAAGTGTCATAACAGTTTTCTTGGTTAACCTTGATAGCTGCTGGTTCAATGTAACTTTCTGCTAATGAAGCAGAACCTTGAGGAGTGAAAGGACAAGTATAGAGCATGAATGCGTCGCCAATTTCACCAGTATAGATTTTCATCTTGCCCTTAACACCGTCCATAAAGGTAACTCCAGCGTTGCGCAAGTCCATACTATAGATGTCTCTGCTAAATATCTCTTGAGCCTCTTTTCCGCAATAATTGATATTGCTTAAATCTATGAAATTACTTATAGCCATAATTAATATAGTTTAGTTTTTATTATTTATTCAATTATTTTACTTAAACATACATCATTCTGTATTAGTAAAGTATGTATGTTTTGTAATAAACATATCAATGCAAATATTTGTCTGTCAGGCATTTGTGTTTCTCATATTTTTTCCATATCTTTGCAATAATCAGAGATATTTCTGAGAAATTTTATTAATTTTAATTATGACAAGTAATTTTATTAAAAAAAGTAATTTTGAATTTAATGGTTTCAATTTTGATTTAGATTCCATTAATTCTTGGGGAGAAGGAGTAAATGAAATTTACGCTTTTTCAGAGGAACTAGGTGACAGTGTAGCTTTCTTTGAAGTTGATGGAGAAATCTACTGGTGTTGTGATGATGCTCTTTTCGATGTAATTAGAGGTAATGAACACATTGATGAGGGTAGTGTGCTAGAAACAATCATTAGACTGAGAGAACAGCAAAAACAAATGATTGAAGTTAACGGTTTCAATGATTTTGGAGAGGAAATGCCTAATTTTATCACCAATCCTATTCATCACACAATAGTTGATTTTAAGGATGGTAATCCTAGGAATTGTAGTGTTGACAATTTATTTCTTAGAGAGTAATATGGATGGTCTTGATTGCAAATGTAAGGTCTGTGGTAAGCAATTTAGCTATGGTGACAAAAATTCACCTTGCCTTACTGATAAAAAGTGGAGAAGAATAGTAAATTTCTACAACCTTAGAAACTATGAGAAAAAGGCTAGTAAATTGTACGTTAAAGCAGACCCTTGGCTCAATGAGAATTTTGTTGATAAGGACGAATATCATTTATACATATGCTCTGACTGTATGGAAAAAGCATTGGGCAGAAAAATATTACCAAGTGATTTATCAACAGCACAAGGCAAAATAGATGGTATGTGGTATTATAACAAAGAATTTGAAGAAAGTTATTTTAATTGATATGAAAGTAGTTTATCTTAGAACTAATTTAGTCAATGGGATGCAATATGTTGGTCAGACAACAAATTTACCTGCTAGAAAACATAATTGGAAAACATTGGATAAGCCTTATTCTAATAAAGTAATTGATAATGATAGAATTGTTTTCGGTCTAGATAACTTTTCATTTGAAATACTGAAAGAGTGTAACACAAAAGATGAACTAGACGAATGGGAACGTTACTATATCAAAGAGCTTAACACTAGATACCCAAATGGATATAATATGTGTGATGGTGGTAGAGGTTGTAGTGGATGGGTGATGCCAGAAGAGCAAAGGCTATCATTATCTGAATCTAGAAAAGGTGAAGGTAATGGAATGCATGGAAAATTACCTTGGAATGCTGGTAAAAAGATGAATGATGATTTTTGTAATGCCGTTTCTAGAGGCATAAAAGGAAAAACAAAAGGAATTCCAAAATCTGAAGAACATAAACGAAAAATAGGTCTAGCTCATGCAATTCCTATTGTACAAGTGAAACCAAATGGAGATATTGTTGAATGGGAATCTGCTAACGAAGTTGTAAAAGTTTTAGGGTATAATTTTTCACATATAAGAGCTTGTTGCAGAGGCGAAAGACATACTGCATATGGGTGTGAATGGTATAACAAAGACGAATATCAAAAAATGCTAGAAAAGGAGTTAGAATCCTAATCTAGCATTTTTCATTAATAACCCATCATATTTCGCATTTGTTCTCTCCAGTTCTGATATGCAGAACCTTCAACACCAGTAGAAACTTTTGGTTTAGCATTTGTATTCACTGGGTTTGCTGATGGCTGTTTGCCCAAATCCTTAATCTTTGACTGCAAACCTTCATTCATTTCTTTTAACGCTTTAACCTCATCAGTCAGTGACTTCACAAGCTCTTCCAATGGATTTGGTTTTGGCTCTTCCTGCGGCTTCTGAGGCTCTTCTTTTACCTCTTCCTTACCCTCTTCCACCTTTGGCTCTACAATTGGCTCTTGAGGCTCTGTAGGCGTTTCTACAACCGTTGGTTCTTCAACCATTGGTGCTTGTTCTTCCAAGTGTTCAACCCTTGAGGCTTCGCTTTCTTCTGTGTCAACCTCTTCTTGTTTTGCTAGTGACGTTGAAGTAAACACTTCCGTCAAAATGGATTTCATCTTATTCCAAAATCCCATGTCATTTGTCTCTATATTCATATTATTATCGTTTTTACTAAATTCTTCCAAGGAAATCATAGATTCGACTGAGAAACCCTTAAGTTCACCAGATTTTACTCTTTCCCAGACATCAATTTGGTTGACTTTCATACCAATCATCCAAGTTCCCTTTGGAACATTGATGCCAAGAGCATTTGCCTTGTCCTTGTATGGGTCTTCAACGAGCCAAGACTCAGTGATGGTGATGTCATTTGCCATTTCCTCATGGTCAAGAGTCACCTCATTCTGACGGTAGTTCTTCATAAAGTCTTGTGACATCTTTTCAATTGATTCTTTGGTAAAACTGATGTAGAACTCTTGTTCTCCGTTGTTTCTGTATATATCCTTGTCTGGAATCAATGCTGCTCCATATACCATATGTCTCTCGTCACTCTCTAGGAATACTTTTACTTCTTCCTCTTTTGACAGTGCTACGAAATCTGACTCAATGGCTGGTGATTCAACCATTGAAATTGCATATGTCTCTGAATCAATTCCAACCTTATATTTCTTTATTTTCTTAGCCATATGTACATATTTTCTTTAAACATATTTATTAACAAAAAGTGGGAGTCAGTTATCGCCCCTGACTCCCTTCAGCCCTTTTACTTGCGAAATTCCCTAACTGTAAACGGTGCTATTATATCTTATTCAAACCATTTGAAACTGTTGAGACGATTGTACCAGCCCTTGAGAAAGACTTTCTGTGATGGGTTTTTCTTAACTATCGCATCAAAATGCTGCTTTCGTCTTGCCCATATCTTTTCAAACAACTGTTTCTGGTTTTTGTATCCATTTAATGCTGCAAGCGTTTTCTTTCCGACAATTCCATCTGCAACAACTCCTAGAATCTGCTGGACATACTTTATGCCATAAACGCCACTAGCCCAGACATAATCTACAACTATGTTTGCAATGGCTTGACTGTTTATTTCATCAGCTCTCCATCTATCCCAATAATTAGTCTTGAAAATGTACTCCCATTCCTCATCCTTCATATTCTTCAAGTCTTCACAAGTCTTTGACTTTCCAAATGCATATCTGTATGCTGAAATGGTAACTCCACTGTTGGTGCAGCCACCTTTATCTAGTGGATGATTTACATATCCACCTTCCCATTTCTTTATGATTGGTATTAGTTTCTTATAATCAGCCATTATCTTTATCTATGTAATAACCTTCTGGACTTGATGTCCATATTATTCTTCCTTGATTTATCCCATTAACAAAAAAAGCATAGCCATATGGCGCAACATATTGATTGTTATATGGGTTTTTGTACATTCCTATTGAATTCATTTCAGTTAAAAGTTATAGCTTAAGCCAATTCCTAGAAAAACATCTGTTTTTTTGTTAAGCAGCCCATAGCCCAAACCTATTTGTGGTGTTATCCTTAGTCCTTTTTTCTTTACATAGTTCGTTACCGTTATCGTATTTGTAATTTCTTGTCTTCTCCAGTCTGCTTTGATGTAGTCTAACTGTGGATTTATACCGATGATACTGCTCTCCAGTATGATTGAATCGTTTTGGTAACATAAAGTGTCGTTAAATATCTTATTTTCTGTAACTAATTGTATCGTATCACCATTTTCATTAAAAACTGTGTCTCTTTTAACAACTTCAACGTACTTTGGAATCGGTTTTGTTATTGTCAATGTGTCTCTTGTGTGTACTGTGTCTCTAACAGTAATTGTATCACTTTTTTCTATGATTACTTCTCTTGGTTTTGAGCCTTTTGGTAAATTCAAAAGGAAAAAAATATATCCTATAAGAAAAATAATCACCCACTTGTACCATTTATTTTTCCCTGTCATACTCTATGATTCTATCTACAATCTGGTTTTCAATTTCTTTAAATTTGTTCTGCGTATTAGTGTTAAATTCTACCCATTTTGACTTAAAATAAACACTAGCACCTATGAGACCGCCACCAATCAAGAAACACTGTGCAATGTAGATGAGAACACCAGTTGCAATGTTGTATTGGTTAAGGAAAAATGATAAAAATGCTAGTATTACACCACTTGCCATCAAACCAATGGCCGTAATGTAACTTATCTTGTCTTTTATTGGAAGTTCCTTCCACTTTTTTTCAATGTTCTGTTCCATTTGTTTGTTTTATTTAAACATATTGCTATAAAAAGAGCTAACCCCTTATCACAAGGAATTAGCTCATTTAAAAAATAAGAATTATAGCAAAAGTGCGCATTTACACTTCAAGTCCACTGATTACTTTAACCTCGTTCAGTCTTTCAGTCTGGTCTATTATATCTGTTACAGCAACTACTGTAGGTCTGTTGCTATAGTCTTCGAATGCAGTAATCAACCTATCATTGAAGCTTATGTCAGACCTTAACTGAGGAATTACACCACCATCAGCGAACCTTGTTCTGACTGAAGCAATGCTCTTGCTTGGTCTTCCACTGTTGTAGAACTCCAACAAGTCTGAGACATCCACTTTCCTTCTCTTTGAATTGATAAACTCAAGCAAATCAACGTTCTTTGCTGTTGTGACCTTGTTGGTGATGAACTCACCACCTTCAACGGATGCTTGACCTCCAAGAACTGGAACGCCACCTTCTTTATGTGAACGTCCTACGATGACACCACCATCACCATAAGGCTTTTGCTGCTTTGCTAATGCATATTGGACTGCTGCAAGTGATGCTGCTAAAGCTCCCATTGCAATACCTACTGGAACGAATGGCTGCGTTGCTAAACCGTTAGCTGCTGCCATAGCTCCGCTAACAAGTATGCTCTGCAAGTTTCTTTTATATTCAGCTTCTTTCCTCTTCTTGTCGAGCCTTTCCTTTTCTTCTTCAAGTCTCTGCTGCTCTTTTTCAACCCTCTTCTGCTCTGCCAGTGCTCTTCTTTGAGCAGCCATTTCAGCATTAAGGCTGTCGATTAGTTGCTGTCTTCTGTCACCCCTAGCATTTGAAAGTTCATCTTCAATCGATTCAATGTTACTCTTATGCTCTTCTGCAAGTTTTTCTTGCTCTTGATACTTTTTCTCAAGCTCTTCAGTTTGTTTGTCAAGCTGGGCTTGTTCTTTTTCCCATTCATAGTCTTGAAGGTCATTAAATGACTGCATGATGGTTTGGAATGACTGACCTATCAACTGAACATAATTGTTTAATGTATTTACAAGGTTCTGAACAGCTTCTTTGGACTTTTCTTTTATATTGCCAAGAGCTTCTTGCAAATTATATGACAAATTGTCGATATTCTCAAGCTGAGTTGTGAAGTCTTCCTCAGTTATTTCACCAAGTTGTTTTTTATCGTACAATTCCTTTCTGTAATCTGCTAACTCATCAAGGCGGTCTTTAATGTTATATGCCGCCATATCCAAGTTCTCATTCAACTGTTTCAAGTTGATAAAACCATATTCTGGTGATATTCGGTTGCTTGTCTGATAAGTTCCTATCAGTTTTTCAATAGCAGAATAACCTCTGTCATATTCATTAACTATATTAGAGAAATACTCGTTGGTGTCTGACTGTATTTGCTGCTGATGCTGCAAATTAGCTTGCCTTAAAGCTTCAGCGTTTTCGTTATCTAACGTTCTTATGAAATTATCATGCGTAGTTTGTGCATTTTCAAGTTGCTCAAGAAATCTTGTAAAACCTTCATAATATAAGCCATGATACTTATTCAACTGTCCTAAGTTAGCTTCTTGGTCAGCTCTAGACATATTGTTCCATTGCTCTAGGTAGTTCTCATACTCATTTTTAGTTTTAATGAATGTCTGAAGTAACTCTGACTGCATAGTATTATTGTATTCTTCAAACGAAATCAAACCTTCTTGGAAACTACTTTCTAACTCATTGATGAATTCTTCAACTTCTTCCATCGCTGGCCACAAGTTTTCTCCAATCTGCTGTTTGGTCATGCCATCAAACCTCATGGTAGCCATACCTCTCATATATTCTTCATATGCCGCTAGAATAGGATTCTTAGTAGCTGCTGAAGATTGATGTCCACTTTCATCAAATCTCAAAACATTCTTCTCATAAAAACCAACTTGTTTTCTGAATCTTTCTTCTTCAGTCTTTTTGTCTGCATCCAAAGATGCTTCTAATTGGCTTTTTTGCAGTTCGAGCTGTTTGTCAGCATTCTCCTTTTGCAACCTTAGTATTTCAGTGTAATATTCTTTCCTTTTCCTTAGACGAGTTGCAATGTCATTGTCTAGCCTTGATGTTATGCTTTGTGCAAAAATAATTTCTTCTTCCTCGCCCTTCTGCATAACTTGATACATATCATCTACACCATTTTGGACAGTCTCTTCGATTTTTCTATAACCTTGAGAGAAAAGTCCTATTTCATCAACAAGATAACCCCTATTCAATTCATCCAAATTGTGCAAAAATTCTTCCATAGACTGAGTTGTTCCATTCTGGAAATCTTCCAACTTCTTATCAACTTCAGCTAATGTAACACCAAACATCTGAGGGTATCTGTAAAGATAGTCTATAGCTATTTCCAAACGTCTGTTATATGCACTCTTCTCCCATGAATGAGCTTTGTCAGAGGCAGACTTCTGTAGTTTTGCTTGCGAATTGTAGAACTTTTGTTCCTCTTGAAGCATTTTCTGGTAGAAATTTAACCTAGCTTCTGATATTCTATTCTGATATTCTCTGTTAATAAGTGCTTCTTGCTCACCGACTCTTTTACCATTTTTTCTAACTTCTTCAATACGCCTATTACGTTCTACAGTCATTTGGGCAATAGTTTTTGTTAAACCTTCCCTCATAACCTTGATACGCTGATTGATGATGTCGTTTTCAATGTCTTTTGCAGTTTTTCCAACTTTGGACGAATGGCCACCACTAGTTGAGCCAGTTTGAGACCTTGGAGCAAAGTCACCGATTTGGAACTCTTCTTCAAGTGAGTTTATTTCTTGCAACTTCTTCTTGTATTCTGCAATAATGTCATTACCAGTATTTTCAATTTCTCTGACTTTCTCATCAGCTTTCTCTTGGGCTGATTTTCCACCCCAGTTCCAAGGTAGCCACTCCCATGTATCACCACCCTCTGCTGCAATCTTCTGAGCTTCTAATAGTCTGATATAGTTTTCTGTATACTGATTCAATATTGCTTGTGCTTCAGCTTGTTTCAGCATAGATGTACAATATGCATCACCTTTTTGTGTAAGAATGTCCTTCCATTCTGCCAATGTCTGATGATGTCCTAGTTCGTCACCTAACTCTTTGTTAAGTTCCTCAACCAATTCCTTCTCTTGCTCTACAGTACCATTGAATTGGTTAACTTTAGTTGTATACTTAACAATTTGTGCACTAGCTTCAGCATAAGCCTTTGCTCCTGCTTCAAACACTTCTTGTGCTCTTTTTTCTTCTTCAGTTGTTGAAGAAAGCCATGATACAAGTGCTTTTATACCTTCTATTGCTAAAGATATACCTTCAAGCAAAATACCGATTCCTATAGCTTTTAATGCAACACCAAGTGCTCTAGCTGCAACAGTTGCAACCTTAGATGATACTGTAAGTCCAGCATTAGCTGCTGATTGTACACCAGCTGCTGTTGCTGCTGATTTTGAAGCAGATGCTACTTTAGAAGTTGCTGCTGCTTGCTTTTTCTCTTCTGCCGTTAAGTCTTTCGTTGCTTTCTTGACACCGAATAATTTATTTGTAAATGCATCAATAGCAGTATTAGCCTTACTGAAATATTTACCCAAACCTTCTCCTGTCTGCAACTGGTTTTGGATTGTCTGCAAACCTTGCATTGCATTCTGAAGAGCGACAAGATTCTTGATGGTTTCATCAATTTCAGTACCTTCTAAGCCAAAGAATGCAGCAAGTCCTTGACCAGCTTGAGCAAGGGCAACAAATGACTGCATATTATCCATAAGAGCGTCCATTGGCTTGCCAGCATCTTGGATGGATGATTCTAGTTGTTTAACGGTTGGAATCAAGCTCTTAAGACGTTCAGCTTCCTCTTCAGAAATTATGCCCATATCCTTTTTGGTAGAAAGAGTTTGCATTTCTTGCTTTAATGCTTTTAATGCTTGCCTTGCATTGACAAACTCCGCTACAGTATCACCAACTTGTATTTTTAAGCCCTTGAAACCTTCAGCAGCACTTGGATAATTGCCCACATTTCTACCGAACTGACCATATGATTTTTCAATTTCCAATAATTTCTGGTTCAATTCATTAGCATCCTTGGTCAATTTCTTAAATGTATCGGTATCCCCAAGGTCAACAGTCTGCATTGCAGCCTTGATGTCTGCCAAGTGTTGCTTCATGCCTTGCATTGTGTTAGCATAAGCACCTTCTGTTAACCTTGCTTCAGCAGTCATTGATTTCTGCTCTGTGACAATTTCCTTAAGCTCTTGTTTCTTGTCCAAAAGCACCTTGTAATCAGCCATATCAGCTTGATTTATCCTTGACTGGGTTGCTTCAATCTGTTTTAACAACTTGTCTTCGTCAGATAATTCAGCAGTACGACTGCCACCGCCACTTGAAGATGATGCAGCATTAACAGCTTTGCCTTGAAGAGCATCAATTTTCTTTTCAAGGGCATCCAGCTGCTTGTTAAGGGCATCCACAGCACTGATTGACTGCTCAATGCCGTTTATTTGTATGGTATATTGCTTTATATTAGCCATAATTTTGTATTTTAATTAAACATATTAAAAAAGGTAGGCTTTACCTACCCTTTTATTTAGACTTTTTTGATTAGTTTTAGCTTTGTTCTGTTGCCTCCTTGTGGGTCATAGCCATTTATTTCACTAACATAGTACAAATCACTGTCAAAATGGATTAAAGCACCTCCTTTAATAGCCTTGTACTCTTCTGGAGTCAAATACACCTCAACTGTAACGTAGTTTGAACTCAACATTGGATGGATATTGAAATATTCTGTTACAATGCTCTTTTCAGTGTCCTTGTACGAAAGGTTAAATCCATTCCATTGGTTCACTGGATACACTAACTCAACTGACTCCCTATGACCATTTGCAAGCTGTGAAGACAACCAAACGTATTCTTGGCTTACTTGGTCTCTGTACCAAAACCTCTGGGTCATTGAATAACCGTCATGCTTCATTGCCTCATCATAACCATAGCCTTCAGCCATGTATTCAGCTTTTGCAATCACTGGTATGCTTATGTTCATACCATTCCAATTTTCATTCTCAGTGCCATTCTCATAAACCTCCTTATATAAGAAGTTATCATACCAAGTATAGCTGAAATTAGTTGATGTGTTCTGCGTCTCAGTTTCATAAGTATCATCGTTCAGCTTGATTACAGTATAGCCACTGTCACCATGTTCATCCCAATCATCAGCATTGATGTATTCTGGTGGTACTGTCAGCTCAAATCCCCATTCTTCAGTGTCAATCTTGTACTGTACTGACATTTCCTTTGGATAACTTATGTATTCACTCTCAGCTTCGTCAGAACTAACTCTGTCATCAATGTCAACAGCATATGTAATCCTCTTATTAATGCCTTGGTTTGTGTTAATGTCAACATGGTTTGCGTCCATCACAAACTCAAGGTTGAAAGCCTTACTGATGCTATTTAACCAATCACTGACCTTTGTTTCCTTGTTTGTAAAATTAAACAAGTTAAGAAGCGTTGGGAATTCAGTCCCTGACAGATAACCCCAATTCTCATCAGACTTTAGCTGTTCTTCAGACCTCTCTGACATTGCAGTTATGTCTATTGCACATTGGGCTGTAACAGCATATCGTTGACCGTCATAGTCTCTCTGGACTCCAACTAGCTCTAATATATCATCTTTATTCAAATATACACAACAGTTTATCTCTCCATTCAGACTATTTCCATTCACATTTAAGAAATTAGTTGGACTTTGCTTATATGTGTTCTTACAGTAGTCAGTAGCAATGGTTGTTGTGCCATCACCAGATGGAGTTACTAAATCCAAACCCTTGACATCAGCGAAAACACCGTTTTTCACAGTGCTCAGTTTTGACCAAGAATAACCGTCCTTCATAACTGCCATTGTACCGTTGGACATCGTTGAGAATCCGCATATAAATGCGGTTGAAACACCTTGGTCATAAGGCATTACATAACCATCAGTGTGCATGAAACCATAGGTGTTGTACTTGTAACCACCAGTAGTGCCATTCCTAGAACCTCCAAAATTCCCAACATTTCCACCGCCTCTTGTGATTGCTCCACCAAATCCGCTACCATTGCCACTAGTAGTTGTATTATTTGATGTGCTGTTAAGCTCAGTGCCATCACCATATGCAATCAGAAGGTCGTTTCTAGCCGAAATGGTGCTATTAATCATATCCGTTGTCTTTGTTGGGTCTTTGCTGCCATATGGGTCTTGGTGAGGGCATTCAGATAACCACTCTAACTTGTTTGTGTAAGTTCCACCAGTGTAAGAATCACCTTTGTAAGTATATGTTTCATTTTGAGGCAATTCATTAGAAACACCAGTCGCATATTCAACATTGCGTTTTCCTTTGATAAGTTCCACATTATCATCATAGTTTCTTATCAACTGTATTTCAAATGGTGTGCGACCACTTAAGAAGTCTCTTGTTAAGCTAGGAACATCCCTTTCTTCAAAAGCATCACCTTGGTTAAATGTTGTTGTCCATTGCTTTGCTGTGAACGTTGTACCTTGACCGCTTAGAGTTGCATTAGCTGTAAGATGTATTCTGTACCAACCATCTGCTGGGATGACAATCAAATGCTCATTTGGTTCGTACATATATGAGTCCTCATTCACTGTAACAGTAACAGCACTGTTGTTCGTTGAGTCCATCAAGTTCCACATAATAATGCTGCTGAAATTGTACTGCTCCGATGCATCCCTATTCTCAGCGTTTACTGCTGCTCTAACTCGCTCATAAGGGAACTTAAGGTCTTGGGCAAGTCCACCAGTTGAATTCATTGAAGTTGTTCGTCTATCGCCACCGAAATTGCTGTTGGAGCTATTAACTGAACGATAGTTGTTCCACCTTGTAGTTAAGCTTAAATGTCCAAACTTTGGATTACCTAAGTTGTAGATGGGAACTTGGTCATTTGCAAGGTTGCAAGAAGCATAAATCCAGTTGATGTTAGGGTCTGAAAATGCACTGCCGCCAACTGTATAACCCTTCTGCTGAAAAGCCTTTCTCATCGTCTCTACAACGTTCAGAGAAGGATAAAAAGACTCAATCCACCACTTATTGTACTTGTCTAAGGTATGCTTTGGTGTATATGTCGCTCCAACTTCATCCTTGGTGACATAATTCTTCTGAAATACTCCATAACTAACTAATGGAAAGAAATAATTAGAGTATGCATCCCAATTAACGGAATTTATGGTTGGTGCTCCATCAAAAGGAACTTCCCACTTGAGGTCTGTCATCACCATATCACCAAATATCTCTTCCAAGGTGTTAATTTTGATATTAACCAAGTTGCAAGAATACATCTTATCCTTTGCAGAATATTTTTGGATTGTCAAACTTCCATCAAATATCAAATGTCCATCAGCATACACTTCTGCTGGGTATCTAGCTCTAAACTTATTCATCTTGGACAAGTTGTTAGCATACTCCAAGATTCTGTCATTGTTTGGTGTAGACGGTATATTGAAGGAATAACTATATTCAGCTTGAGTAGTAGTAGTCTTTGTTGGATTGAACAGAACATTGTTTATCCTTAAGTTCAAAGACTCTTGGCTCTCAAGCTCAATTAGCTGCTTGTTTATCCACAATTCTATGTAATGTACGTCACTAATCATATTAAATATCTGAATAAGTATAAGTTAGCGTTGCTTTATATATGTTATTGTATGTATTATCCTCGTTCACCTCAATTGACTTTGGAATAATGTAGTATTTTTTACCGTTGACATAAGTCCAGACCTTCTTTGAAAGCATCAATGAGTTGAATATCCATCTGCCTTGCTCTTCCATCAAGTGTGATGAAAGCTTTACAGTTTTTTCATACTCATTCTTATATATCTTTTTTCTCTCAAATTCACTTGCATTTTGGTGATAATCGAATACATTCTTCTCATATGTTTCTATATTCACATTGTCAGTCTCAGTCTTAGCACCAGTAAAGTCGAAGAATGAAATGCCACCGTATTCATTCCTCCATTCTACCCTCTGATAGTATTCTGTTGCTTTCAGTGGCTTGATGATATTAAAACGATATGTGTTCTGTCCAGCAATTGTAATGTCAACATAGTAAGCTGTGTTTTTAACAAATGATGGAATGGTTATTCCTCTGTCAGCAATATAAGAATTATCATACCTGCGGTCGGTCTGTGTACCAGTGTTGTAAATCTCATTGAAAGCACTGTCCTTATAACTGACAGAATATGACCAGCCACCGTTGTTCTTTCCAATAAGAAGAGAATAAGGTATGGTGTTACCATAAACATAGCGGATAAGCGGTTTGCCTTCTCTGACATTATGCATCAGCATTTGTACACCTTCCATTGTCAGCATCTTATCTGACTGGTTTGCATGGTATCCGATGGTTGTATATCCGCTTACAGTTCCAAGATGCTGCCATTCACCTTGATTACGTCCAACACCTTTTGTCATATCAATGTTGAAACAATATGGTACTGTCTTACCATACTCAGAGAATGTTGATAATACTGGTGATACATCAAATGAACACTCATCACCATAGAAGTTCTTCTCCAGTGTTGTGACATAGTTTTCATGGTCGGAAGTAGTATCTGCACTGTACACATCAAGCGTTATCTTTCCGTTAAACAAATCACTGTTGACACTGCCATCATGTGATGATGATGTTAGGTATTGATTTGGAATATTCGTCTTGAAATATCCACTCTGGTTAAATATCGTTCCCAAGCTCTTTGAAACGAAATAAATCGAACTGCCACCATAGATGATGTTAAACTGTGCTGCAAGAGAGGAACAGTTCCTAAAAGCTTGACACATAGAATATGCTGTTGAATCCTCATCAACAGAAATGAAGAAACGCTTATTCTTGGCATTGCTTGGTGACATTGTTGATGTGATGGTTTCTCCTAGCAATGTGCAGTAGTATTGTCCATCACTATTAACAGTAGATTGAAGATTCCCATCTAAGTCAATCTCAAACGTTGCCTTAGTGCCTTGGATGTACTCTTGCACTTTCACTATGTTTGGGATTTCAGTCAATGTCAAATAATTAACATCATTATAATCCCATTGGTTGTTATATACAATATCCATTATTCGTTAAAGTATTTATCAAGTTCTTCAGTTATTTTATCAAAAATCCTATCTGCCCAAGCATCAAAATAATCATCTAAGAATGGCAATATTTCAGCCACATCATCACTAGGACTGTAGTTTATGAATGGTCTTGGAGCTATAAGTTCTTCATTAATCTTCCTATACACAAGGTACACAATCTGATTCTCAGACAAGTCACCAAACCTTATATGCTTGCGTCTCACCCACAATAATAGGTTGTAGAGGAACTGTTGCTTGGTTCCAGCATAACGTCCAGTGTGTGCCCATCCCCTTACAACAAACTCATAGTAATCCGCAATTTGGAAGATTATGGTCTTCTCACTCCTTGGATAAACATCAACACTGTGATAAAGTGAAGAATTAATGAGAGTGTTAGTACCAGTCCTAGGATTGATACCAACATCACTTGACATCCTTCGCAATATCTCCCTCTTGATGTCATTTGCAAGTTCCGTTAATGCTGCCTTTACATCCATTAGCATATTCTGTTTTTAGGAAGATGTATTGGTTTTAAATCTATTTCACCAACCTCATCCTCATTTATTGTAATCTCTGTGTCAGTATCACCACTGTAAGGCTCATCATTGAAGTTGTCATCCAACGTACACAAGTCAACTGGTGATGGCATCTGCAAAACTAGGCTTAATTTGACTCCTGCTGCATTATCATCAGTGAAATGACTAACTGTAAGGATGGAGTAGTCATATACGCTCAGAACGCCCTGAAATGCTTCCTGAGTGTCAATGTAAGCCACAATATCAGCAGCTACCGTATAAGCATTGTTCTGCACCTCCAACACATCATTTTCATCATCAACGAAGCCTAAGACATAGACTTGGAACTCAGCCTTGAATATGTTGGTGGTAATGTTTAGCTGATGCAATGAAACGTCATCCACATACACTTGGAAGTAACTGTGGTTGTTCTGCGCATTAAAAAGGTCATCACCTTGGTATCTAAAGGTTCTAACACCTTTGTGACGCAATGACACATCTTTTATTATATTAATAATGTCTTTAAGCATATTATTATCAATTTAAATAAACATATTAAAATGGACGTCATATGTTAAAACGAGTTAAAATTAAGTTAAGGATTTTGATTTTAAAAATCTTTTCTATATATTTGCAATGTTCGAAAAGGTTAATCTCTATCACCTTTTAAGTATAAAGTATAGAGAAAGGTATTAAATTTATATAGTATGAAAATGACAAAAGAACAAGCAATGGCTTGGGCTATTGCACTGAAAAGAGACAAGACAGTCGGTAATGGTGTAGTAAGCACAAATTCTGTTGATGGATTTAATGAAGGCTCTGATGACTATCAAGACATTGATGACATCTATGATGACCTTAGCTTCTACTTGATTGCAAGATTGATTGGAGAACCAGTATGGGAAATAGATTTCAAGTTGTTTACCATTGATTCTTTGATGGCACTCAGAGGTATTACAGATAAAAGTAAAAGGCATAAATGTTATGTTGAGTATCTGAAAGAGTTTGGTAAGCCATACACAGCAGAAGGACTTGATGAAATCCTTGAGGATTATCCTGTAGGCGAAGCAAATTTATTCGAATAAAGAAAGCGTTTAATAATTGTTTTATTCATATACCCCATTTGTCTGTGAAGATGGTAATGGGGTTTTTTTAAACAATAATATTAAAATAAAAATAATATGGAAATTAATTTTGAATTGGATTTATTAGCCGTTTGTAATGATGGATACATCAACAGTGGCATGGTTAAAGAGTTTTTGGAAGAGAACCCAAGTTTGAAGGAAACTGTTATAAACGGTGATTTCGAAGATGCTGGACAAGTTATAGCATCAGTTCTTAAATCATTGTTTTCACATCAACTTGGAGAACTTGCTAAAAAGTATGCTGAGGAACAATTCGACAATTGGTTGAATGAAGTTGGCTTGGTGATGGAAGATAGGGAAGAAGGATTAGATAAAATGAAATTGGAAATAAAACAAAAAAAAGGGTAGAAACTATCTACCTTTTTTGTTATATCAAATATTATTTCTACCTTTGCATTGTTGAAAAACATAAATAAAGCCTATGAAAGTAAAAATTGAAAGAATGAAAGACCTCTTTGATGAGGAATACATTGAGGAAATGCTTGAAGACTGTGCGCCAAACTGTTGTCACTTCAATGCTGCGAATGTATGCAGATTATTTCAAGATTGGGGATGTATTGACTATGTTGAAGGTTATGCACATGGATTCGTTGGCCATGCCATTAATTCTTATAGGGATGCAAACGGTAACTATCACTACTTTGACCCAACGCAAGAATGGCAGATAAGAGAAGGTCTTGAAACCAGATTCTGTGATGAACTTGATGTTGTTAAGACATTCTCATATGATGAGATAAATGAAATATTTACAAATGATGTGGAAACTCATCTTGTAAGTGTTAGTATTACAAAATAAGGAGGTATAATTATGACAGTAAGTTTTACAAAAGACGAAGTTAGCATGTTATTCAATTGTCTCAACATTGCCACTCAAGATTTAGAAGAAGACGAATTTGGTAAAGAAATTCTAGATGGAGTAAAAAAAATTAAAGAAAAAGTCAAAATGGCTGAAATGAAGGAGACAATGAAAAAGGCCACTAGACAATTGAACAATAACCCTCATCTATGTGAAATGATGAAAGGAGGCAGTTAATTCTACCTCCTTGTCTTTGATTTTGCCTTGCGCAATGTTTCTTGGAACTGGTCTTCCTCCTCTTCCATTTCGCCCTTCTGTATTAAATACGTTAAGAACGTCAGAGTATCTGTTAGGTATTCTTGCTTGACTTGAGCAACTTTTGTAATTTCCTCATTCGCCATTTCAAATAATGTTTTCTGAAAACCCCAATTTTCTCCGAAGTCTCTATATGCTTTTGAATGCGGTTTAGTTCTGCCTCCACCTCCGAATACAATTGGGAAGGTATCTTTAACATCACATACAAGTTTAAAAAAAAACC